CTCTATCTGATTTAAATTCGTCTTTAATATGTTCCAATTTTGTCATCACAAGTTCACTAACTTTTAGTGTTTCCAACACCATATCAGGCTTTTCAGTTTTTTTATCCAATTTATTCTTAATGAATAATAATAGGAGAGGTCCCAATACCCCCGTGATAAACGCCACTATTATAGATACACTCATAATTTTAACTTAATATTTTATAACTTATAAATAGTAAAAAAACAAAAAAAGTGGGATATTACTCCCACTTTTTTACAACTTTTTAAATTCCGGTCTTATTAGATTCCATATGATTTCAGAGTAATTTTTCTTATCAAACATTCTAAACAGAATCCCTGACATATGTTTAGGTTGAGTGAATACCCACTCAGCAAACTCTTTTCTATCTTCTATGGGTTCTTTATCGTTATATTTACCATACATCATACCATCAAACTTTTTACCAGCATCCTCAGATATTTGGAAATGACTATATCTTAAATCTCTAACATAAGATTTAATTTTATTGTAAAATTCGTCTGGAACATCTTTTAATATTTCCATAACATCCTCACCATTTTTCAAATACTCCCAAACTCCGGTTGTGGTAACATTGGTCATAATTTTGTGAAGACGAAGATACTCAACACCTTTAACTTTAACTCTATCCCCATTGGAGAACTTCACCACAAACCCTTCTTGGTCGTTTTTAACCATTTCTTTGAGTTGTTTGTAGTCGTTTATACCATCGTATTTTTTAACCACATCAAACCCGTATTCTCTCCACATTTCCACATCATATTCTTTACCATTCTTATCAAAGGTTCCCAATAGGACTAACCCTTCATAATCACCGTAATCTACTACCACGCGATTCTGAGGAAATAAAATTTCAAAACAAAAAGTCAGATGTCTGAACATTATATCGGTGTTGTATTTTTTAAGTAATTCTCTACCCTTAATTGCTTGGTCTGAACCAAATGACCCACGAGTCGCTAATATCCATTGTCCTTCGTACCAAAAAACTATTAAAAGTGAGCCATCCATTTTTTCATACACCTCAAAGTTTTCAGTTGGTTCAAATTTTCCTTCCTCTATGTTGAAGAATTTATCAAAAGGTTTTGCTACGATATCTCCGGTGTGGTCGGTAACTAAACCTCTACACATCAAAAGAGTTTCGTCCCACAAATTTTCATACTGGACTTTTTCGCTATAGTTCCATATAGTTAATGGGAGGTATGGATGTACTTGTTTGTAAAGTAATCCGTCTTCGTAATATTTGTTTAGTTTTTCTATCATTTTATTCTATTTTTTTTAAATTCTCTTCTAATCTACTTAAGAATGATTCTTCACCATCATCACCTGATAACAACCAATCCACTCGTTGAGCGTATTCTTGAGCAATTTTAAGAGCTTTAACTGCATCTTTCATCTTCTCAATAACCTCATCCGGATATTTGTAATGGAATAAGTCCTCAGGGTATTTTTTATACCAATCAGGGTCAATCCAATGTTCTTTAAGTTCTTCCGGTGTTTTTTCTAAACCATTCTTCACAATAACCTCATCTATTTGGTCTGCGATGTAACCAATCTTATATTGGTTATAATCGAAATGCCCACCACTAATGACTCACTCTCCCATCTTTATTTATATTCATAGTTTTAATATAATTTTCGTTATTTATAATTTTACTAATATGTGATTGGTTAACACCATACATTTGAGCAATTTTTGTTTGACTTACCCCCTCTTTGTTCAATTTTTTTATCTCATTATAATCACATTCCTCTAACTTAACATATTGTTTTTTTCTTAAAGACAAATCTAAATCTGTTGCAATAGTTTTATATCTTTTCTCAATCAAAATCAAACCAATTGTTCTCCTACTTACAGAATATAAATCACTAATTTCTTTTTGAGTTAATTTATTTTCAATTAACAACAATTTTATCTCTCGAACTTGTTCCGGTGTTAACTTTTTTAAGGATGACTCATAATGTCCGTGAATTTTACCAACGTTAACACTTTTGTTTGAGGAGCCTATCTTATCTTTTGTGTCTTGTGACATATACACATAACCTTCCATTGATTTAGGTAAACGACAATTTAAACCTATTTTATTATCTAAACATTCATAAAATGTACCATAAAATAACTCCCGTTCTAAAAGAATTTCAATATCACATTCTTCAATAACTTCAAAAATGTGATTATCAACACCATATTTTACTAACGAGTTATATAATTTAGTTTGACTATTACATCTTAATTTTTTATACCACTTCCAACGAGTATCAACATCTTTTGATGAACCGATATATACAAGACCTTTTGGACTTGTTATTTTATAAACTCCAATCATATTTTAAACTTTATTTATAAATATATTAGAATCAAATAAAAGTCCCCCCACTCATATCAATTCAAATTTTGTTAATGTCTCTCTTCTTTCTTCTTTGTTAATCCCCAATAAATAATTTTTAACATTACTTACAATCGGTTTACTGTAAATTTGAACTATCTCACTAAAGGTTATTGTTTTCTTTACAATCTGAGTCGGGTCACCTTTTAATCTACCGTTTTTATAATCACTAATAGCTGTGAGAATAGTTTTCTTATAACCACTATTTCCATCAATTAGGTTTATTGTATGGTCTGTGTATTGTCCGTTGATAATCAATCTAAGTAAATGAACCTTTCTCGCTTTACCATAAGTAATAACATATTCGTCATACCCATTATGATTGAATCCGGTCTCCGTTTTTTCGTATTTGGCAACTTTAAAGATATTTTCCATAATTAACTAATTTTGTGGGTCAAAGATATTAAATTAAAGTTTTACCTCAAAACGATTTTTCATTAATTTCAATTTATCTTCCGGAACCCCGTGTTCATTAACACCTTCGTGTCTGTTTTCACAAATTAAAGAATAAACTCTATATCCGTGTTTTTCAGCCAAGTCAAAGTATGGTTTCATTTCCCATTCTTGAGTAAATGTGTTTGATACCACAACTCGTTTGCCTTTATTTTCCATAAAAACTTTTACAGCGTTTTGACACCAATCGTGAGCGTCTTTTAATTTAGTAACGTCAAATTCGTACTTACCTTCGTAGGTAAAGTATTTATCCGCTTCCATATGTTGACCACCTAATGATTCCGCCAACGTAGATTTACCACTTCCTGGTAATCCTCTTAATAAAAATAACTCTTTCATATTTCACATTCTTTTAAATATTTAACAATCTTCTCAATCCCACCAACATCATCCGGATTGATGATAAACTCATCAAATGCTCCGTATCTTGACTGATGTCCAAAAATATATTTTAATCCATAACCAACTCTTTGCCAAAATGGTCGTTTAACCAAATGAGTATGAACATAAACCATTGGAAATCTTACACCATCAATATCGTCCTCATCATATAGGACAACCATTTGATGTTCCGTGTTATGACAGGAACACACAAATAAATCTTTTTTTGTTTGTTTAATTCTCATATTACTTTCACTTCTATTAATTTTCTTCTTAACCACTGTTCATCAACATTATCAGGTCTTTTACCTAAAATAATTTCATCAATCGTATCCCCAAGACATTCCATCAACATTCTTTTTATTTCTGCCGGTGCATCCATTGGCGCATACGAATAACAATCTTGTATCATTTCGTGAGATAACGGGACCTCAATTATTATTCGTGACGATATAAATGAATCATCTTCATTAAAATGATTATCCTCAACTCTTGTGTTTAACATATTATTTTCTTTTTTTTCCGTCTTCAGTTATTACTTCATCTATGTGGTGGTCCCCATCCATATTTGAACGAATCTCTCTTTCCTTAACAATCTTAATTACGTTACTTAAATCGTATGGTGAAAAGAACAAACTACCATCCATCCCTACATCCATTCTACGACCTTTACCAAAAATTTTTGTTTGAGGTAAATGACAGTGTCCGTGTAAGTGGATGTGTCCTTTGTTTAATCCATCCCAAGAATCAATAGGGAAGTGTATTAAAACCAATGTCTCAAACTTATACATCAATTTTGTGTAATGATTAACACTCGCAAACAATTCTTGACAATCCTCTCGGTTGTTCTCAATGTGGTGGTCGTGATTACCTAATATAAGATGAATCTCTTTACACACAATTCTGTCTCTAAAAATTTTTACATTCTCAAACCCACCAAAACTCCAATCTCCTAAGTGAATCAAAACATCATCTTGTCCAACAACACTATTAATGTTATTCACTATCATTTCATTCATCTCACCAATTGAGTCAAAATCTCTTGTTTGAGATATTGGAATACTCCCATCAGGTAATCTCCACGCAGTTACTCCACGACATATATTCTTATGTCCAAAGTGGGTATCGGATATAATCCAAACTTTTCTTTCTTTATCTATTTTTATCATTTTATACGTTCTTTGATTATTAATTTTTTTGCTCTATCAAATAAAGTGTCAAAATACTTACCAAATTCTTCATCAGAAACTACTTTATTAAAAAAGTCATCAAAAGTAATAATTTCACCACTTTCATCCAAATGAAGTTTATATGCTCTCTCAACTATTTTTTCACCTTCCGGACCCATTATACGTGTGGTATTTGGACTCTCACACAAGTTTGTGCTTGACCCTCGTTCATATAAAAATTGTTCAAATATCCCATTATGTTCGCACTTCCGATTGGGTTTGCAGAATGAACATATACAATTGGAAATACAAATTTGTCAGCCTTTCTTTCACTTCTACTCATATTGAATCTACCTTCATTTGTATTGTGAAACAACGCAACCAAGAACTTAGAGGCATCATATCCGGTTTTCTCATCAATATTGTTGTAATCCAAAGTATAATTTGGCGAAACATTGTTGAAATACTCCTTCATTGCTGTATCCCCCAAATCGTGGTCCAACGAAATTATATCAATATTCTCCAATCCAATCTCATTAACTTTACTAACAAATTCATCGTAATTTCTTACAACTATCCAATTATCTCCGGTTGGAGTTCTTACGTCATCTAAATAGATACGATAAGGTGGTTTTACATTATTTTCCATTTTATAATAATTTTTTTAATACACTATCCCAATCAGGGTATTCATTCCAAACTTTTTTCTCATAATTCCACCCAAAATGAATTAATTCACCGGTGAACTCTCCGGCACCGTTTGCCGTTCTATCATCAATTAAATAATCACCAAGTAATAAATCTTTTCGATGAGTAATTACCATTTTTTTATGAAATAACTTACCAAAATATTTCTCAATCCAATACCTTTTATCCGTAGACGCATAAGGGTTTCCCCAAGGCGCCGCAGTGGCAATCAATAATTCATATTTCCCACTATCAACCAACTTATTGATTGCCTCAATTGCCCCATCATATGGTTTAGGGTCTCTAAAGATACCCGGAATATGGTCAGGACTATGTTTGTATTTGTGAACTAAATTTGGATGTTCATCGAACCATTTATCAAATTCTCCCCCTAAATCAACCAATACACCATCCATATCAATAAAAATTCTTTTCATATTTCAATATTTTGATACAAAGATACACAATTTTTTCATATAAAAAAATCCATCACTAAAAAAATGATGGATTATATTTTGAAACCTTGTTATTTATTTATTATTTAGAATTTGTTCCCACAAGAAGAACAAAACTTATCAGAATCTTTTTTTCTTTTTTTACCACAATTAGTACAATACACTTTTAAGTCCTGTTTTTCAAAAACTTGTTGTGATACAGGAAGAATCTTCCATATTGATGTTGAACAAGCGTAATGGTTAAAAGTTTTATTCACCGTTTGAAATGATTGGTCAGATGAACCACCTTTTTCAACTCTACCGGTTTCTAATGAATCCATAGACAACATATCCATAGTAACCTCACTACGAGAATTAGGTTTAGATTTTTTCAAACTTCTTAAAACACCTCTATTGTTTGGACCTAAAATCTCTCTTTTGTTTGGTCCTGCAAAAGTATTACTTATTGATGTAGTATTAAAATTAACACCCGCAGTATTACTTGATGATGTAAATGATAAATTACCATTTGTGGTTGTTGTTGTACCATTACCATTAATATTAAAAGAGTTTGAGTTATAAGTATGGATTGGTCCACCAAATGAACCCCCAACATAAGTTATTGGGTTATTCCACACCGGTTGTTTATATTCATCAAAGAAGTCAATAACAACATCCCCATTTCCGGCGATGGCATCCAATAC